CAAGCGATGCAACGTGACACAAAAGATGGAAGAATAGGTATAATCATAGATTCAACTTATTATGGCGTGTTTTGTGATGCTTTAGAGTGGCTTCGCTCCCGCCTGACACGAAAAACAGAAGGAGGCGGGGAATGAAACGGCTCAAGGATTTTCTAAAAACACTACTCTTTGTCCTCGCCATACTAATCCTTATTTGCGGGATTGGCTTGGTAAGCTACAAGGTATGGAGGGCAGAACACCCACAGGCAAAGACATGGACATTCTTTATACACAGCAAGTGACGGAAGGAGGGGAAGGATGAGGATCTGGGAAAAGACGCTTGGAGAAGCTTTTCAAAGGGATACCGGGAAAAGCGCCATTGTGGATGGTATTGAGGTAAGTGCCAGGATTGGAAGCAGGGGTGATATAATTATTGGAGAAGGAGAACTACCGGAAGAGATGGTAAATAAAATTGTATGTCGCGGAGTCTTCAATATCCCGGACATGGAATATGTTGAGTGGCTTGAAGAAAAACTGATAGAGTGCTATCGGTCACAACCATAAATAACTAAATAAAAATTAAAGACATGGGAGAAAATGAACCTATTATTCGCGGTGAGTTCATTGAAATGAATGAAGCCTTTTTAGGTCAGGCAAAGAGAAGAAAAGATCTTCTCATAAATATTTCAATAAAGCTTGACAGTATTAAGCTATGCAAAGATCCGGCTCGTCCAAATCAGCAGCTTGCAGAAAAAAAGGATCGCCCTTTTAATTTTTCGGAAGAGATGCAATGTCGTTACTCAGAGATTGAGTCAGATAACGATGAACTCAACCTTATTTACAAGCGTATTTGCGAATTGGTCTAGTGATGGAATCAGCCATTAAGCTTGTAGTTCTCGGCGAGCCATCAGCGCAGCCACGACACCGACATTACACAATCGGGACTGGTAACATGATGCACGTCGAGACTTATGATCCGGCCAAGAAGGAGAAGGAGACATTTGCGTCTGTTTTACAGGCCCAAGCGCCACCTTCTCCCATTGACCAGCCTATCATGCTTGAGATGAATTTCTTTATGCGTAGGCCAAAGGGACACTATGGTACGGGCAAAAACGCAGGAAAGGTCAAGGCTAATGCCCCTGAGTGGTGTTCATCAAAGCCGGATATTGATAACCTTGCCAAGTTTGTCCAGGATGCACTCAATAAGATATTTTACAGGGATGACAGCCTTATCTGCCAGACTATTTGCAGGAAACTTTATTCAGAAAAGCCTAGAACGGAGATCACCATATCAATTTTAATGTAGAACGAAAAAAAGAGCGAAATGAAAGTACAGACGAACAATTTCAGCATCAGCGGAAAAGTCATTGACATTCAGCCGAAGATGCAATTTGACAAATTTGCGAAGAGAGTTCTGGTAATGGAAGTCATGAACGGAAGGTTTGCGAACAAGATTGAGTTTGAGTTCATCAATGAAAGCATGCAGCAGATTGATGCGATTCAGAGAGGCGACTGGGTGACGGTCAACTTTGCACTCAAATCCCGGTCCTATATCAAGGATGGCAGGGAGAGGATCTATCACTCATTCGACGGTCTGGCCTGCTATAAGGAGTAATCATGGAGACAACCTACCACAATACCATCCCTATTGAGGGGGAGGAATTGAAGAAAGCGCAGGAGAAGGCTCTTACACAACAGGAGCAGGTTCTTCAGATCTTCAAGAGGTATCCCGACAGATGGTTCACTCCATACGAGATACAGGCAATAACCGGGTCTGATCGTAGCCTTCCCGGAATAAGATATATGCTGATTACCTCAATCCGGAGGTCGATAACCAATCTTACCAATGCCGGATATCTCATAAAGGGGAGCCAGGATCTTCAGGTACGTGAAAAATGGGATAGCAAGAATAATAGGTGGAGGTACAGAACATGAACAGGAGATCCTTTTTAAAGTCAATCGGAGTTGGCGTTGCAGCAGCGGTTATTGTACCCAAAATATTACTTGAGCCTTCGGAAAAGAAGCCAATAGAACATCGTCATAAATCTCTGTTTGGAAAATATGAGGACGAGGTTAAGGCGCTTCACTATGCTCATTATGAAGAAGATTTCCCTAAATATACCGTTGAAGATCTTCGCGTAAACGATCTTTGTGTTGACAAGGATGCGAGAGCATGGTTATGTACTGCAATAATGCTTGATCAAATTGAAATGACGGCAGTTGAGGCAGATCCAGAGCCTAATTTTCTTGATGTGAATAAAAACTCCTTTGATGAATACTTTATTATATTCGGAAGTGCATGGGGGATAAAAGGAACAGGAGAACCGTCATGAGCAACCAGTTTAAGCCAGGCATTTATGTCATGGGAAGGTGCAATGTTATTGTAGCCATAGAGAATGGCAGATGGCACCTTTCTATCAGTATTCCTCACTGCAGTCCTTCCTACAAGGAGATCAAGGAGGCCCGATACCGGTTTATTCCCGACAACGTGACGATGGCACAGTTATTTCCGCCAACGGCAGAGTTTGTGAACGTGCATCCATACTGCCACCACTTATGGGAGATCCGGGACAAATGGGACGACTGACAGAGTTTTTCGGATACATTAACCGGGATCCTCAACTTGAGAGGGGATACCTAAACTCGCACTTAACGATTACAGAGAAAATAAAAGAAATCAGAAAATCACACTTAACAACAAGCGAAATGAGCGAAGAGAACAAGTTAGTAAAAGTAGAAACAAGGCTTCCGAAGTTTGTGGAGGACGCCTATGATTCGGTAGAGAAAATGGAAAAGTTTGCGGATATCTTGCTGAGTAGTCAGCTTGTCCCAAATCACTTCTATGCGAAGCTACCTGACAACAAGCCGGACTTCAGCAAGGGAAAAACCCCGGCAGTTGTTGCAGTATTGATCCAGGGCTATCAGTTGGGACTGCCTCCTCTGACCGCACTTCAGCACATTGTTCCGGTCAATGGATTGCTCTCCATTAAGGGAGATCTCGCCAAAAGCATGATCTTCGGATCCGGCAAACTACAGAGGGGATCCTGGGCGGAGAAGGAGGAAGGGTCTCTTGAGGCAGAGAACCTTAAGGTCTCAATCACGGCAACAAGATCCGACAACGGACAGACTATCACAAGGTCTTTTTCCGTTGATATGGCAAAGAGGGCCGGATTATGGGTCACAACACAACAGGTCAACGGACAGGACGGATGGAGATATAAATCCTCTCCTTGGTACAAGTATCCTTCCCGTATGGTGTATTATCGTGCGCTTGGTTTTCTGGCGCGTGACTTGTTCCCTGATGTCATGGCCGGGACATATACCACAGAGGAGGCCGTAGATATGCCGGCAGACAATTCGATAATCATTGACCAGGGCAACGGAACTACAATCCGACTCCCGGATAAGGAGTTTGCGGCAGGGCGCAGTCAAACGATAACCAGCAGGGTTGTTGAGAAGATTAAGGCTCCGGAGTTTGCTCCGGTACAGGAAGAAACACCACCGGAACCGATGCCCGTATATGAGGGACCGCATGATATAGGTGGAATTAATTATTCCCCAAAGGAAGAACAACAACCGGATGAGCCTCCATTTGAGCCGGATCCACCAAGAACTACTGCAAAGCTGACCATTGCCGGGATGTCGGAGATGGATACCGAAGATCTTCTACGCATCGTGCGTGAGGATAGTGAGTTGTCAGAGGCCATGATGCTTGTGCCTGGGAAGAACACAAACAAGAAGCTTCGTGAAATCATCTTTGCACATCAGGAAGGCAAGCTTGAAGAATACCTTCAGCCGTATGTCGATCATTCTACCAACGGAAGTGATTTCGGCGAACCAATGCCTGCCGATGACAAGCAGGGGCAGGCGCCGCCGCCTATGACACGAAGCGAGGAACTGATTCAGCCTACTGGAAAAGATCTCAACAAATATAATCTTGAGATCCCCGGCTTTGACAAGGGCAACGAGAGAGCCTTCGAGACGAAGAGAGAGTTGTACCATCTTCTGAATAGCGTAAATCCGCAGATCAACAACGAGAGATATCTTGAGTTGGCACAGGGAGTGCCGGAGTGGTCCAGCTATTCCAATAAGGAGGCCTTCTGCCAGTATGCAACCATTCAGCAGGTCTGCATGCTTCTGAACAAAAATTAATTATCTTTGGAGTTCAAGAACTCTTACTTACTGTTCATTGGTTTGAGGAGGCTTTGCCGAGATGGTAGAGCCTCCTTTTTTTAAACAAAACAACTATGGAAGAAAAACATCAAATGAATCCCATCGATATGAACTTACGGCAGTTGTATCATATCATCTGGCAAACCAGAGTTAAGAAATCATTCTTGACCGGCCTTTGGTTGAGATCCTTTCAGGGAACTGCACTTTTCTACAATATGTTTGCTCATGTCTTGGCTAAAGGACAGAACAAATATCCCTACTTCAAGCATTATTTGAAGAACATCGTGCTTCTAACGCCCGGAGAGCATGCTTTATACGACAATGGTACGGAGGAGGCAAGAAAATTGTATTCTCAAGAGGTTGAGGTATCATCTGGAGGCAAAAATACCGCTGATTGGGCCAAATTAGACGCTCTGGCAGAGGAACTGAAGGCAGAGTATAAGAAATACTTCCCTTCACACAAAGGCCTTATGATCGGAATTAAGTATTCACCTGGGGAGGTTGCACAGATTATCTCTGTCCTTAATGACAGGTATATAAAAGATAGCGTACCTTTGAAATAACTTAAGAAACCATGAAAGTAATCAACGCAACAGGTCGCAGTTCTGTTTCGGGCCGGATCGTAAAGGATCATATACTCATTCAGGTAAGTGATTCGGTTAAAAAAACCTATCTTTGGTAGTGAATTAAAATCTCTACGGCAATGAAAGGCAAAAAAGGAGGAAAGAAAAAGGGCAAGGGCGGATGCAAGTAGTTCGCCACATTCGTCAAAAATGAAGGCCCAAAAAGAAGGGCGGTCTTAATTGATCGCCCTTCCGCTTTTATTCCTCCTCCTCTGCCTCTATCGCCTCCTCTGGGGGAATATCTATGGCCTCCATGAGTTCCTCTGCTTCTTCGGCCTCTTTTAAGGCAATTAAGGCCATCCCTTTCGCTCTTGGTCCAACCCTTCGCTTGAGGTTAAATCGCTCAATAGCGTCCTCGTCTGGTATGTCAGCCGGCACTTGTATCATGGTGTGTGCATCAACGTGGACATACTTCATCTTCCTCTGCGGAATTGGCTGAGGTATTCTTGAGGGTCTTCCCCTCCTTTTCTTTACGATAACCATGCCTTTATGATCTCAAAAAGTTTCAATGCAAGATATAGAAAAAGCATGATTGTAAAGACACCACCGCATATAACAATGGCTAAAATTGCAGATGATTCTCTTTCGGGATCATCGTAGTAGGAGTGCGGATGGTAGTGTGGGCAGTTGGGACATTCGTATGTCCGGTTATCCTGTGTCATCTCATCAAGATAGATACAGGCGTTAATCTTCGGGTTGTAGGGGCATTTCATGGTTATACCATTCCAAATTCTGATGCAATCCAAACAATAAAGTCATCCATATTCCACTTGCCGTAGCATGATCTTCCATGTTCCATATACTCTGTGTATTCATAGCGGTAGTCTCCGGTAACGCTAAAATCCATCCTTGCCAGTTTCCCATGCCAATGAAATGAGATGTACGTTCCCATGTGTGCATATCTTCCGTCCCTCATGTGGGCAGAATATGAAATCTCGTCTGCTTTTAGAAGTGGCAGTACACTTGCGAATACCTCCTCGAAAGTTGCAAGTATCTTGGCTTCATAGGCCTTTTGGTTGTCCTCAACAGCCTTGCGGTGTTGGTTGATCTGATCAAGGCGGTCAGCAAGAATTGCTCTTGCCTTGTCTTTAATTGAATCGTTGCTCATGTCTCTTACTTATTTGAGGGTTATTTGATTACTTAAAAAATGAAGGGGAACAGGGAACACACACGAAAGCCTGTCCCCCTTCTCTCATCCCCGAAGGTTTGAGTTATAGTGGCTTCCACCTCTTTCTTTCATCCTGTTGTGGTTCATCCTTCAGATATGGGTCAAGAATCCGCTTGGATACCTCAAAGATACCAAGTTCCTTCACGAAATCCTTGAACTGGGAGATGGTAAGTATCTTCATTATGTCATGCTTGGTGACATAGGTTTCAGTCTCTACGCCGGACAGGAGAATCCTGTACCGGTGCTTCTTGTCGTTCTGCGGAGAGAAGAATACATAATATGTGTCATTTCTGCTCATGCCACCTCCTTTGCTAATTTACGGATTGCTCCGATATTTTGATTGACCAGTTTAACGATCTCATTGTGATACTTGGTTTTCTTGTTCTCAAGTCCTCTGGCCTGTAATATTTTCATCTCACGCAATGAGAGTTCAACGGTTTCAAGTCTTGTGCTTCCAGTTCGTGCTGACAGGATAAGACTATCAGCCTTCTCGTAATACTGGTTTGAGAACACGCAATGATGGTGTGTCTTGCCCTCAAGATAAAATTCCATGACATTATCCAGTACAACAACCTCAATATTCCCGTTTGAGAACCGGAGATTGAAGAATTTCTCCTTGCTCTTGCGATAGTGTTCGTTGGCCTTCTCTATGGTGGCCTTCAGCTTCTCAATCCTCTGCTCCTCCTGTATGCGCTCTTTCTTGTCAATGAGCCTTTGATGGTCACGATCAAGAGTGGGAGAGCAAATGAAGGCAGGGGAGTGAGTATCCCTTCCGAAATACTCAAGTAAATGAAGATGGTCAAACCAAATGTCGGGGTTCTTCACGATGTAATTATTTCGGATGCAAATCTTCATCTGAGGCCAGTACCTGTCATATTCTGGTTTGTATCTTGAGCCAAACTCGCTGAATAACGCATACTGCTTGGCTTTCAAGAGAGTTTCTGCCTTTGGATGAGCAAGTATGGCCTCAAAGAACCATGCAGGGTGCAAGTTATGGAAGCCACCCTTGTAGCCGTTTCTGCGGATCACCTTCAGAACCTTCCGGTCGGGGAAATAGTGCTTTGTATGAACGTAATACTTATTGGTATAACCTCCTCTCAATTCCATGTCGCTATCAATGCACCACGCATCAGAGCTGTATCCCATTGACTGAAACGGGGTAGCAATCACTTCGGCCTTGCCATCCTCCCGTATCCAATGCTGAATTATCTCGGTGAATTTATAGTCAGCTTTCTGCCCTGCCTTGCAGTTGCGTTTGATGAAGCAAATACGCACTACTTGAAAGTTCCGGTGTGTTGTGATATGATGGATATAACCCTTCTCATGGCTTGTCCTAATCCGGTCGGGGAGTGGTGTCAATTTCCTGGCACATGACGGACAGGTATAACCGCCAACCGAATGTAGTAACGTGCCCTTTGGGGTAGCGTCCTCCCATGTATGACCACATATCAGGCAAGTTACCCTGTGCTTTGTTTTATAAGCATAGGCGGTGAATACATGATCGTAGGCATACTGCTTTTGCTCGTCTGTAAACTCCGGCAGTTCCTTGCTATACTGGACTGCCTGTCTCTGTACTTCTGTCTTTGGTTTCATGGCTCAATCAAATAATGAGAGTTCAATAAACTTCGGCTTCTCCTCTCCCTTTGGTTCTTCCTTCTCCTTGTTGGCAAAATACTTGTTAACTGACTTAACAACACTCATCGGGGCAGGGGTAGTTGGCTTGGGATCGGCTTTCTTTGATGTTATCTTGGCTTTTGGCTTGGCTTCCGGCTTTGGCTCAACCTTTGGCTTGTCAATATGGTGGTTCACTATCACGTTGGCATTGATGTTCCTGTCTCCTACCTCAATCTTATCGGCCTCATAGTAGTGTACTGCCATGTCAAATATCTCTTGGTCAGCAAAGCCATTGCAACCGCTTTTCTTGACCTCATTGAGTATGTATGTCACACAATCATCAATGTTCCTGTCTGCCTTCTTAAAGGCTTCGGAGAAGGGGGCATCCGTAGATGCCCTGTTCTCCAAATAAGACTTGATAACCTGTGTAAATGTCTCTGTTGCTTTCATGGTGTGTGTTGTTATTGTTGTGGAACTTCGTATTCAATATGGTCGGGCAATTCAATGCCAAGACCTTCGGTAACTATCATTACCTCGCTCTCAATCTGACAGGTGGCATCATATTTATTCTGGGCGTAAAAATAAATCCCTGTCTTGTAGCACTTGAAATACTCAACATCGGTACGCATCTCGCTTAACTCCCCATCGTGGGACAGGAGCCTTGCCCCCATCCCTGCTCTCATGGCAATGTAGTCATAGCCATACAACTTGCACTTCTCCTGTGCCTCCATCAATCTCAGCCTGTCTTTGAAATCCAGAATTAATTCAATGATGTCAACATCTTCGGGGTAATACTCATTGCTCTGCCATGCCTTTGCAACACGAATAATCTGATTGTATTTCACCTCCGGTTCTTCGGCCTTAACGACATCATTACCTTGTATCTTGTATCCTATCACAATAGGTATGCCTGTGATGTGTAAACCATCCACGCCCCATACCGCTTTACGGCCTTCAATAAATTCTGTGGCAGGGATGGCAAAGTCATCATCGGGATCAAAGAAATCATCTTCCTCAACCTCTTCCTTTGAGTTGTAGAGATAGGGAACATCGTCCTTCTCTCCCTTGCTACCTCTCACACAATCCCATCCTCTGCACATGGTATCAAAGGCACATATCCATTTGCCCGCTGCCTCCTCCGGAGTGAAGTAGGGGGCAGGGGGTTCGTGCATCTCTACAATTTGTGCGTCTTGGCAGTCCTCTGCTTCTTCTTCTGCCCTCCGAAGGGAGTGGAACACCTTTGGTGTTCCCTCCTCATCGGTAACAATCGCAGGAAAATAGGGGTCTTGCTTTTCAATTACAATGTACCTGACTGGTTGTTCGTTTACCTCTGCCTCTCCATCCAACTCATCATTAGTATATGTATCAACGCTGACCTCACCATCTGTGATGATCAGTTTATAGTAACTGCTCTCCTCGTCATCGCTCTTGCGCATCTCTCTTGCCTTTGTGATGAGATCGGCATAGGCGGTAACAGGGTGCAGGGAGGGTTCAACGTCTGCCCAGACATGGAGAACAAAATAGCGGTTGATGAGGCTCTTTAGCACCATGATCTCTGTACTTTGCTCACGCACTAACGCTCTCAGCCTTCTGATCTCCCACATCCGTGCCTCTGTTTCTTTGGCAAGGCTATCAACCTCTTTCTTGAGATACTCATAATCCTCCTCATGTACCTCATCATTCTTCGCTTTCATCACGTTGTATGCACTCTGGACGCAGTTTGATACTCCATTGGTCATGTATCCTTCCCTGTACACCTTCTCAACTGGGAAACCCATCAACACCTGTTTGCGCTTGTTTAATGCAGTCCATGCCTTCTGATACCATACATCAGCTTCTAACGTGAAATCGCCAAAAGAGGGGTCAAACGGGTAGCAGTCTGACAGGAAGTCGTTCATATCCATGTCGGCATCTACATCCTGTTGCCAAACTATGTCAAGATGATGTAAAGCCTCATTCAGCTTCGTCAACGCCTTCTGCATCCGTTCAATGTACGCAATCTGCTCAAACTTGTTTGGGATGTATTTTGCCTCCTGTTCCTGTACCTCAACCATGTCGCAGTTCCGGTACTTTGGCAGAGCCTTAAACCCTGCCAGTAAGATGGCCTTATTTGCCTCTATTGTGGCCTTACTGACCTGCCTCTGTCCGAGGTAGTCTGTTATCTCACAGGAGAGATCATCCACGCTTTCTTTGGCCTGTATGATGAGTTTACGGCCTTCACGCACCAGTCCAATATGATATACTGGGGTGCGGTTGTCTTTCTTTGTTTCTTGTGTGTTCATTTTGTGTGTTGTTTTATGCCTCCCTGCCGTGTGACAGGGAGGCGTTGTTATTATTATTTGTAGTGTGTATAGCTTCTGATAATGGCGTAGTCTCCGCTATCAATGTGTCTTAACTGGCGTTGAAAAATAGGCCATTCGGGGTCTGTATTTCTATTCGGGAAAAGAGCATTGATATAGGTTGATGCGTCCATATCTTCCTCAAGATACACCTTGTCCCCATGTCTGTATGAAAACCCTGTGATCGTATGAGAAATACCCAGTATTGACAGGTCTGCAAGGTCGGCCTCAAGCCATCCATGTCCGGCATCAGAATAGAAGGTGTGAATCTTATGTCTCAAGGTCTTCGTTCTGTCTTCCTGTTGGTCTATGGCGTTCAGCATATTCATCTGTCCGCTTCCGCCCTGTTCTTCGCCTGCAAATAGGCTTAATTCAACTATCTGTCCCATGATTACATATTGTTACGTTGGCAAAAGTTATCCGCATCTATTTCAGCAGGGTCTTGGATGTAGTCCCGACCTGTGGAGGAGGAGAAGGAGGAGAGGTCTGTTGGCCTCTCCGTTGAAAAGTTCACGTTTGCGCCCCGTAGCATGGCCTGTAAGGAGGCCAAACGGGTTGCGCTGAATATCCACCCTGCAAACCTGTGGCCCGTCCGCAAATCGGTCAGACGGGGATTAAACTTGCCTCCGGCGTTCTTCAGTACGTTCTTTACTGGCTTTGTGTCGCCCACGACCACGATGGCCTTTGGGGAGTAGCTGAAAATGAAAATTGAATGTTCCATGATGTGTGTTATTTAGTTGGTTTATAATGCTCCGTTGTCTGCGAAGGAATAATACTCGTTGCCACCGATAACAATGTGGTCTAACACCTGTATATCCATCAATGCGCCACTCTCTTTGATCTTCTGCGTCACTCGTATGTCACTATCAGAAGGAGAGGTATTGCCGGAGGGATGGTTGTGAGCAATGATGATGCCATGGGCCAGTTCGTTGATTGCATGGCGCAAAATGATGCGTACATCGGTAGTAGTACCGGATACGCCTCCCTGTGATATCTTGAGCCGCTTTATTACCCTGTTTGCCCTGTTCAGCAATAAAATCCAAAACTCCTCATGCTGAAGGCCGTCAAACTCCGGCTTAAAGATATTGAAAGCATCCTGCGATGATCTGACCTGTGGCATATCGTCAACAATTTTGTGAATTGCCAACCTTCTGCCAAACTCGATCAATGCGATTGTGCGGACGGCCTGTAAGTGAGAGAGGCCGAACTTCTTCAGATCATTGTAGCAGAACCTGGACAAGGTGTTGAAGTTGTACTTTGCCTCATCCAGTAATTTGTAGGCCTTGTCATAACTGCCCGATCCGGCAATCAATAAGGCCAATACATCTCTGTCTGTAAGTGCGCTCTTGCCCAAGTTGAGCAGTTTTGCGTCCGGTTCTTGTAACTCTGTAAGTGTGTTCATTGGTATGTGTGTTTGTGTGTTATTAATACGGGGTGAAGATACTCTATATTATAATACAAGCAAATCCGTTCGTCAAAAAAAACCAACAATTCGTCAAAACAATTTTGTTCGTGTTATTATATTATATAGTATTGCAGTATGAAACACACACTAACACACACGAAAATGGAAAAAATGATGACATTGAGCCAGTTGTTTGATGCTATTGACAAGGCGTATGAACATGAAAAACAGAACTTTGACGACATGGTAGGCGTTGAAGATGGATTCAAGTACCGGATTGTATTACGCAATCGGGAGTTGATTGTTTGCAGTCTGGACGGAAGGGGACGGCATCCCGAACACTCTGAAGCTATTGAGATAGCCGACAATACTGGACTGATGACCAATATCAACAATGCTATTGCAATGCTGAAGGAAGATGATGCGCTGACAAATGCAGGGTTCAGCCTGTCATTCTCTGCACGATTTGACAAGGTGTTCTATTATGGAGGCAAGGAGGTAGAATATGAGCCGACCGACATATATGTTGATGTAGATGACGTTTACACATTCACCAAATAACACACACCATGAAAACAAGTAAGGTCATTGAAGTAGTGCTGATTGCACTCGTAACAATCTGCGGAGGAACAATGCCGGGAGCAATATTCGCCTCCGTACTGGAACACGACAATGTTGCCGTCATACTGGCGTTGATCTTTGCCGTGTCATTCTTCCTGTTCTGTGTCATTGCCGGAATAGTGGGGAGTGAGCCAACACCAAGCAAGGGAAGGAGGGTAAGATGACAAACCCGTACCACGAAACAAAGCTAAACGTAGTGCTATTCCTTATGGGAGTAGCATTACTATTTGTCCTGTTGGTTAACTCATTCGTAGGCGATCACAGGAGGGAGAGACAGGCAGAGGTCACAGAACCGGAGCATGAATATGTTATTCCGATTGAGGTGTGGCAAGAGTTTCAGAACTGCATAGAACCATGCCCGACCGATGGGGTGTGCGATTCATGTTGGAAGGCCATTATCATTGATAAATATCATATCACTAATAACTAAACACCATCACACCATGAAAAACATCATTATAAAGCTGAAAGAACTGGATATCCTATTAACCACAGAGGTCAGCAAGAGAGAAGAAACATTTGAGAACCGGAGCGAGAGATGGCAGGAGAGCGAGAAGGGAGAGGAGTATCAAGAGATCACGGACGAACTGGAGTTGTTCCGTGGTAGCGTTGAAGACATGATTGACAGGCTTGAGGAGGCACAGGGATGACAACCAAGACCAAGACACAGGACAAGGCAAGGAAGTCATTCGACTATGCTTGCAGACAGGCATCAAAGTGCCGACACGAAAAATGTCAGATATCATGCTATTTCTGTTCCCTGTACAAAGGGTGCGAGATACATGAGAGGATGGAGAGAGCGAGAGCCGAGATGTAACACAGGCCTCAAATAAGGCGATTTGCAGGGGACAACAATCAAAGTTGTCCCTTTGCTTTTCCGGCCACAATATCATCAAACGTAACCTTCCGCATCATGCGATACAGGTCTTCCTCCATGTCCTTCATTAGATTGATAGTTTTATCTGTCAGCCGTATGTATTTCTTACCATACACACGCCAGTTGATAAGAGGCTTCGCAGGGTTACGAACAGACCGCTTAAAGAAGCCACGCCTACCAAGACGCATAGAAATAGATTTCCATGTTGTAGGAGCGCAGGGAAGAGAGGACGCTGACTGCATAGCCTTGCCATCAATGATCTGCTTACCACAATTAGAAATGTGATACATGAACGACAACACCGACAACTCCATCACAGACAGGTCATACTTCTCTCTGATCTTATCAACGATCCAGTAGCTATACATCACACCACCATGACCAGTAAAACGCCTCATCGGAAGTAATGTGTCCCACATCACACGATACACACGATTAAACACCTTCTTATCCATCTCACTCAATTCAGAGTAATATGAAGCCAATGACGTTGGAAGGGACGGAAGGGAGGACGGGTCTGTTATCATTTATTGCGCTCTCATTAAGTTAATACTCTCAATTCCACATCAAAACTACAACTTCCCAGTCATTTTACAACTACTAACCGACTATTATCAAATGGACTCATTGATTCAATTCAATTATAAAAAGGGAGCGCAACAGGCCACAGAATGACAGGGAGATGCAGTCCGACAGGGAGGCTGACATACTGACTGGTTATCTTACCCATAATTATTATTATGTTAAGTAGGATGTGAGGTTTTGGTTTTACTGATCCTACTCCCCTACCCTATCGATGCCCTGCGAAACGCTTTATTTTACTGGTACGCAAGGGCAAACCGCTTTCAAGGTGTCCGCAAGGAACGGGCGCAGAGTGCCAGGCACAGGGGGGCGGGTTAGCGTTTTGCGTTTCCGTTCGCGCGAGCGAGCCTGAAAATCATACATAGACCGCAGTTATACGCTCACTTTGGTTAAAAAGTGGGATATTGTTAATAACTTTTTACAATATTACTTAGTGCTGTGTTGTAAAATAAATTAGCTTTACAATATGGCTTTAGTCAGATTGTAATGGCAAAAAGAGGAAAGAATAAGACGACATATACGGTTGTGAGCCTGGGGGGTAAGAAACTGGGGGAAGATCTTGGGGATTGTCTGGTTATGACTTGCAGTAATTTGGTATTAGTGGAAGCGATGACTGGGATAAAGAGGGACCGGTTGACGTATGTATTTTCGAGGAAGAAGAGAAATTACATGAGTGGGAATGATTGTTTGGTATTTAAGAGCTACACTTATTACAGTGGAGAGCATAAGGGAGGGGTTGTTGGATTGAAGAGGGCTGGATTTGTGAGGGACTATTGAGTTATTAACCCTATAAAAAAGAAAAGTAGAACAAATGGAAGAGTTAAAGAGGCTGATCAAGGAGATCAAAGAGAAAGGAGAAGAGAGCAATGGGATAAAGAAGCTGTATGAGGCGGTACAGATCCTGTCGCTGAACGTGGATCCCCGGAACAAGTTTGGAGGGGAGTTTGAGAGGATGAGCAAGGTTATATCCTTTGCTGACGTATTGTACTGGTACCTGGTTGTGTGTGGGCAGAGTGAGATTGATTTCAACCAGGTGTCGGATATGCTGATGAGGAAGAGGATCAATGCTGGTGTTACTACGGTAGGGGATCTTCGTCCGGAGATGACGGTAATGCCGCCTGAAGTAAGGAACATAAGTGGAGGGGCAGAAGATGAGAACAAGTAAGAGATGGATCAGTGAAGAGGCAGAGGGAGGGGTCTATGCTGCCATTGTGATAATTCTTGGTATCTTGGTAGTGGTATTCTTGATATACTAGATGGCACTAGTCAGATTAACCAGGGAGATATTGATGCGTAAGGGGCGCAGGGGAATTGCTACGGTGTCATTTACACGGAGAGGCGTTGTAATACTGTCCAGGGTAGCATTGGAGAGATTAGGTATAAATGAAGGCTCGTTAGTGGATATCTATCAAGGAGATTTACCTAGCGAGTTTTTCATTAGTGCAGGTAGTAGTTATCGATTAAGAAAGAATGGCAAGGGAGGGGCGGTATTCAATAGCAGGGATCTGAGTTCGCTTGTCATGGATAAGACATGGATGGTTACAAGCCGGCCGGCAGGGGTTGAGTGTCCGGATAAGTTTACGTTCATAGTGTGTGAAAGGCCTGTTGATGATGGAGAAAATAAGGGAGTGTATGCTTTGCTACGGAAAAAGGCCTAACTTTATCCTGACAATTTTAAGTGTAACCATTTAATTTCAAAGTGAAAAATGGCAAGAACAGAATTAGGGAGACAGGGTATTGTTGGTACGAACAAATTGCGTAATGTTCGTACCCGGATACGCTGCAGTTCCCTTGAAGAGAGAATCACAATGAAGGGATGGCTTCAAAAGAGGCCGGGGAGAGAGCGCCAGCAGGAGAAACACGTTGTTGATCTTCCGGTGCAGGAATACCTGGTGACTGAATACGAGGCCCGTATCGCTGATGCTCTGAAGGTACTTAACAGGGGATGGCGGCTAGCTGCCGAGGAACCGGTTGAATGCTGGATGGGCGACCTGATCCACGATGCTGTGAACAGCATTGTTTATATGTCCGCAAAAGTGGAGACAAACAACGTATCTTCTACATGCGGATTTATTATGGCCTATGACGAGACCTTTGCCACGCCGGTTGTTCTGCCGGCAAACGAAACTCCCGTCCAGAGTCTCACACCGGAAAAGATCAACTACGCACTTGACGTTGGTATGATAAGCGGAGTGAGTCTGTATATCCTGCCTTATGTTGACGATGGCACCAATATTGCCTTCGGAATCATCAAGCACATTGAACTTCCCGTCTTAAACTAGGTGAACTATGGCAACATATGTAAGATCATACATAGACCTGAAGGCGCTTGTTGTTAAGGAGAATGACAAGACCGATCCTCAGACCAGGCGGGGAACCGAAGAGAGGGAAGAGCAATGGGTTGAGAAGCATCACTGCCGTCCGATCAACATGGACATCAATGAATGGCGGTGGAGGTGGGAGACTGCTATTGACATCCTGTGCGCCGGCTATGCCAACACTACCGGATATTACCTGGGCGATGCCATTGGAGGGTTGTTCGTATAAAACTATCCAGCTATGGCAAACGTCCGCGCAAGAGTCAAGATTACCAGTATTGTCTCAGTTATCAACGACAAGACTGATCCGTAGAACCGGCCTCCAACAGAAGGCGACCAGTGGACCGAAAAGGAAGAAATAGTTACAAGGGTTATGACCATTGAAGAATGGAAGCTAGCTATTGCCTTTATCCGGTTTGCTCTCACAACACAAAATCCACAGTAACAATCATCAAAACATAAGAAGAAATGGCAAATTACGTTCAGGGGAAAATCTCCCTCAAGATCCTGGCCACCGAGAAGCTGGACTACCAGCCGGAGGGCTATAAGGATGGCGACCAGTACCATCATATCCACGCCTGCACCACAAGGGTCATTGACAAGAATGAACTGAGGTGGCGCTTTGAAACCGCAGTGGATATCCTGTGCGGTGGCTACGCAAATACCAGTGGCTACTATCTTGGCGACGCCATAGGTGGCCTGTTTGTTTAACACTTTTTTCCATGTTCCGCTAAGGGGAGGGTTACACCTCTGACTTGTCTCCCTCCCCTTCTTTTTTTATCCTAATATCGGCAGTTATGATAAACAGAGTTGTTTTTTCCTACTTCAATGCAGACGAAGAGTTCGTCAACAAGTGCGGCTTCGTCAATTATTCAGACTTCTTATACACCTTGGCCCTGGCCGTTAAGTGCGCTTCACGCCACTTCCCAGAGGTCCATATGGTCTCTACTCCCTGGGCGATCAAGATGTTTCAGAAGATCGGCCTGCATGTAACTCACTATAATGACAAACTGAAGGAGATGGAGGATGTGTCTCCGTTCTTCTGGGCCTACGGCAAGCTTCTTGCCTATAATGAGCAGGATGTTCCGTTTGTGCATATCGACAATGATGTGTTCCTATGGGAGCCTCTTCCCAAACGTCTCCTGAAGGCCGATCTGTGCTTCCAGAGTCATGAACCTATGGATCTTGATGGCTACAAGTATTACAACATGATGAGACCATGCTTTGCAGATGCGCCCGTCAAGCCTAAGAAGATCGTTGACAACCCGGTGACGGACTTTGCCTACAACTGTGGCATCTGTGGAGGCAGTAATCTGGACTTTTTTAAGGAATGGATTGAGTGTTCACGCGAATATATCTTCGCAGAAGAGAACCAGGAAATATTTTTCCGGAAGCATAAGGGTGTTTTGGTCCATCAAAATCTCTTCCATGAGCAGTATTTTGCAGCTTCACTGATCAAAATGCACAACATGCGAGACAGGGTGAAGGTGATTGATGAGGATGTCCTGAAGATCCCACAGATCTTGCGATATACCCATCTATGGGGTACAACCAAGAGAGATTTCACAATGATGCGCAGGGTAAATATGCGCTTACAGATAGAGGACAAGGATCTTCATAGCCGTGTGACGCGGTTCTGTGAGAAAAATAAGATCTTAAAAGAAGTGTGACCATCAAAATTTAAATGGAACAACCCCCAGGGATCCGCGCGGCCATCGTGGATGTCACACCCCTGGGGTGAGTTCCTCCCTAATTGTGTGACTTATGGAAGGCTGGATCAAATTACATCGAAAAATTCTAAACTGGGAGTGGTTTACAACACCTCACATGTTACAGTTGTTTGTTTTTCTTCTACTTACCGCAAACCGAAAGAAGGGAAAATGGAAGGGTATCGAAGTTGATAGAGGTCAGGTAGTTACCGGGCTTAATTCCTTAAAGAAAAGTACCGGCATAAGTATCAGATCCTTAAGAACTTGCATCTCGAGGCTAAAATCGACAGGCGAAATAACAGTCAAAACGACAAACAAATATAGTATCATAACAATCTGTAATTATGATACATATAACGGATTGTTCAGCTCAAGCGACAATCAAAACGACAATCAAGCTGACACTCAACCGACAAGCAACCGACAACAAACAAGAAGTATAGAGAATATTAAAGAAGAAGAGAATAAATCTTTGGTCGATTTTTCAAAATTGAAAAAAGAGGAAGATGAAAGACTGCAACGAGAGTTGGAGGAATTTGACAAGATCCTTGAATCGCCAGAGTATAGCATACCAAAATAGGCCCGGCCGCGAAATGAAACAAGAAAAAAGATATACCTTTGACCTCGTACAGATGCCGACTGTATGTTCTGCTTTCTTGTTCATAGCAAGAACGGCCCCCTCGTCTAGCCAATGAGGGGGTTTTTTCATAAATTTGACTGATCAATAAAACTTATAGCTATGGCAACAAAAAAAGAATCCGCTTCCAAAAAGAAAGAGAAAGAACCAGAAAAGGCTCCCGTCACCATGACGAAAGAAGAGCATAAGGCAAAAATGTCCAAGCTTGTTCGTATGCTTGCCAGTCCTGATAAGGCTGAAGTTGAAAAAGCCAAGGCCGAGATTGAAGAACTCAACCAGATTGTTTTCGACAAAAGGATAGTATGAGCATCTGGCAGAAGATATGGAATCAGCTTAGGTACTGGTTTTGGACAAAGCCAGTATCTAGGCCAGATCCGCCCAAGGCAACTGATGTGATCAAAGAATACACCGTCATTACCTATAATGGGCAGAAGATCAACTTACGCAAGTCTGAACTTTTGATGTTCAAAAACATGTCCAGGCAGAACAAAAGGGCAATGGCAAACCGGTTTAAGATTATGGAGAAGAAAGGGCAGATCCGGTTTGAGGAAATAAACGGCAATATTGTGGCTATTAAGAACAAGGATTATGCAGAACAAGCGCACCTTCGGCAACTTCGTGCTGATAAGATTAGACAGGGAAAATGACATTATAAAACTCAAGGATGGAGGGGAATTGTATATTGACACCTCCTATGAGCCTGAAAAACACGCTACAGTAACCGGCACAGTCTGTGGTCTTCCTAAAAAACTGGTTTATACCGGGATCCCAAACCAGGGGATGCCCTGGAAGACACCAATGGAACTGAAAGACGGGGATAGGGTAGTTATTTACTATCTCTCCGTTGTCAATGCACTGAGACCGGAAATGATGAGAGCAACCATTATTGACGGTCAAAAGTACGTTTGGGTGCAATATCAGAACATTTTTGCCGCAGTTCGGAACAATTTGATAGTTCCAATCAACGGATACTGCCTTATCGAGCCATGCGAGAGTCCGGAATGGGAGGCTACACAAAAACGTATGGAATCATTCGGTATGAAGGCGGTAAGGCTTAATGAAAAATCACTGACCAATGTTGTGTATGGCAGAGTAAAATACCTTGGCCGGCCGAACGATGCCTATGTAGATGGACATACTGATGAGGGAGTAAATATCAATCTAGGCGATACTGTTGTGATGAAGAAAATCACGGACCTTCCCCTGGAATATGACCTACATGCAAACATTGACGGAGGGAAGAAATACTGGAGGGTACAGAGGCGATATATCTTTGCAAAAATATGAAGAGCCAGTTCAATGATAAGGAATTTGCACAGATGATGTTCTCTCCGGTACGTATCCCGGAAGGAACCAGCGTATTGAAATACTACAAAGAATTGGGGAAATACCGGGCATTTAAGCTAGATCCGGGCGAGGGCATAGACCATGACAAATTAATGCAGTACATCTTCTGCATGTACGATAAGAACTCCCCCTATCGCAGAAAGTATTCAGATGTCCTGAAGAGAAAAATTGAGGTGGCGCACGATGTAGAATTTGAGGATGTCGGTGGCGGTGTATTCACTCCGCCAATAGAGGATATGATGAAAGGCCGCAACCGGGTTGTCAACTACAAGATTGTAGAATATGTCCGGCTACATCGTAACTTCAAGTACGCCTTTCTGGTCAGCATTGAGACATCCTACTACACCATCATGCTTGACATCATGGGCGGCGCCACAAAACAGATCAGCGACGCTCGAAACATCCAGACCGAACTTGAGGACACCCTGATGGAAATACTCAACCAGGACAACAACCCCTACCTTCGTGACGAGATTTTACGCTATATGGAGGATGAGCGCCTGGAGTTGAGGCCGGAGGACATCGCAAAGAAGATACAAAACGGAGAGTCACCAATATCAATCAAGGACGTATGATGATAAAGCTATTTTGGCACATTTGCATGGTCAACCACTGGCGTGACATAGTTAGGGAACAAATAGTTCTCCTGACAACTTCCGGATTATACGATGCTTGTTCCGAAATACACATTGGCTGCGTTGGATTGGAGCGAAACAGAAGAACGCTTGAGTTATTCATTTTACGACATTATCCGAAACTGAAACTGGCATATCATTCTAATACTCTGCAGGAATATGAGTTCCCAACACTCCACTTAATTGAGCAGGATAATTCAGATTATATCGGCTTTTATTTTCACACAAAGGGAGTAACCAAGCCGAAGGACACCATGCAGCCAAAGGAAAGACAGTTCTTAAATGAGATGATGATTGAGCAATGGAGACTTCATGTTATGATCATTGAAACCGGATATGACGTTTCTGCGCTTTCTTACCAGTCAATACCAAATAAGTTTTCCGGAAACTATTTTTGGTTTCACCGGCAGAGAATAAATCGCCTTATGCCATTGGATACACTTGACCATAGTAACAGGTATAATGCGGAAAAGTGGATATACACCCCAAAATAAACTACGAAACCATGAAAATTCACTTCTGTCCGATTTCTTTTGATGCAGAGGCCATCGAGTACCTCAACCTTGGGAAAGTGCCTCTCGTCAATAATCTCTGCGCCACAAAACAGGAATCACTTGACTGCGAAAAGTATCCCCTGGCAATTCAGTTTTTCCCAAAAAGCAAGCTAACCAGTCTTACCGAGGTGGTGGACCGGGATGGCCTATTTCTAAACTACCTGTACCGGTCAGGAGTGAACAAGCCATATCTGGATCATTGTGCAAATATGTATGACTATCTCTCAAAGTTTCTCACACTGAAGAAGGATGACATCATTGTTGACGTAGGGGGTAATGATGGGAGCCTATTGCTTGAGTTCCGGAGAGAGAACCGGGCGCCGACATACATCAACATTGATTGCAGCCAGAGTTTTATTGACATAAACAGAGAAATAGGAATTGACTATATCTGCGAGTATTTTGACGATAAGATCAAACTGCCATTTAAGGCGAAACTGATAACATCAACCAATGTATTCCAGCATACAGATTCTATGCGCGCATTTGTGAGAGGGATACATCAGTCTCTGACAAATGACGGGATCTGGTGCCTGGAGTTCCCGTACATACTCACAACTCTGGCTAATGATAACTATGACCAGATCTACCATGAGCATGTGTACTACTACTGTCTTCGGAACATCGTTGACCTACTTGACCAGGAAAGCCTAAAGGTCATAAATGTCTCCTATCACGACATTCACGCTGGCACTCTCCGAGTCCTAAGCGCCAAGAAAACGTCCGCGCGCATGCCCGACACAACCATTGACTCTTTTCTTAACCTTGAAAAAACTCTTACGGAAGAATATTGCATCAAATGGGGCAAACGCACGATGCAGAAGATTGAGGAATTTCAACGGTTTATTGCAGACCTGATATCTGAAGGGAAAACAATAGTTGGCTTCGGAGCCGCAGCAAAGGGATGCGTATTCCTCAATACCTGTAACATTGACTATACCGTGATGCCATACATCATTGACGATACCCCCTTCAAGCAGGGGAAATTTATTCCTGGCACCGGAATCCAGGTTGTAAGCAGGGATATCCTGAAGGAGGCTAAGATAGACTATATCCTCATCCTGGCGCATAACTTCCGTGACTATATCATAGAGTCATTGAAAAACCAGTATTCGGGCGAGTACATCGTAATGTTTCCAGACATCAAAGTGCTATGAAGAAACTTGTAGTTGCGTATCATGTTTATCTCCTTGAACATTGCCGGGACATGATCGAAGAGCAGCTTGGCAATATTCAGGAGTCAGGATTATTCAAGGCCTGTGACAGGCTGTATATCGGGGTTGTTGATCCTAAAACACCTGAATCCGCCTCTCATATTGAATGGCTTCATAGGTTTTGTGGCATGGACATTAAGACGGACGAGGACAAGATCTCTATTGTCGTTTATGACGATAATAAGGAGGAGGCTCGAACACTCATGTTTATCCGAGACTATGCCGCAGAACATCCGGGAGAGTATGTCGCATACTTTCATACGAAGGGAATAACTCAGTATAGCGCACCAACAGAGTCATGGCGCAGATATATGGAGTATTTTACAATAGAGAAATGGAAGGATGCCGTTAAGATACTGGATAAGGGATATGACTGCTGTGGTGTGATGTGGAACAAAGACACACCACTTGGATACTGGCCCCACTTTTCCGGCAACTTCTGGTGGGCAAAAACTGACTATATAAACACGCTCGATCATACATACCTTGAGCATCCCTGGCGATATATGAGGGAGTTCTGGATCGGATCCAACCGGGATGTGAATGTCTTTGAACATCACAATTCCGGTTATAATACAACAGAAAGACTTGAATCGGGAAGAGGACACTATTCGCTTGTTTATCCTGCCTATAATTATCGCAAAAGATGAACAATACTTTACACATAATCTGCACCGTATATGGACGCGCTCTAAATCTCCGAGTTCTAATAGGCAGTATCCTTCTCCAAACAGATCCGAGATGGAGACTATACATAGTTCATGATGGACCGGCAGGCGAAGATATCATGGCAGTAATACGAGAGGCTCAGGATCCCAGGATAAAGTTTGAATGTACTAATTCGGTGAACGGATACTGGGGTCATCCAAACAGAAAAATTATGTTGAGTAAAATTCCATTCAACCAGAAGGACTTTGTTCTAATTACCAACGACGACAATTACTATGTGCCTACATTTGTGGAGGTAATGCTGCAGCATACGGGCAAGGCGGCCAATCAGATCGGACTGGTTTATTGTAACACACTTCATAGTTACCTGCAATATGATGTACTGAAAACGGCATTAAAACGTAAATTCATAGACATGGGGTCCTTCATAGTAAGAGTAGATGTTGCAAGAAAAGTGGGATTTAATGCTGTTGAGGAATTTGAGGCTGATGGAATATACGCCGAGGCCTGTGCGGAATACTGCCATCGGTTCCGGCTCAGAAGCATCTATGTTCAGAAAACGCTATTTGTGCATAACTGATGAAGCCGATCCAGTTATTAAAGACCTACGGGAGACAAATTGATCCGATCATACTATCCCAGTATGAGGCGGCAGAGCGTTTCGTGTGGGTCAATACTGGAGACAAGGATCTCATCCCAATAAAGATTGATCTTCCCGAACCGCCAGAATACCACCTCATCGAAGGATTTGGACTGCCAGCCATAGAACAAAAATGGCATGCCCCAAAGCTTCCGAAGAAACTCAAGGATCTTCAGTCAAAGTATGAAACGCTTGACGAGATATGGGAGGAGATTGAGAATAATAAAGACATTTATGAGGAAGAGATCCGATTTATTAAAAAAGCATGGTATTATCGACTCAATGGCTACTGGTTCTTTAATAACGGGGTGCCTACATACATTGACGGGTGGCATTACTTCTATTGCGCCTGGTGGAATATTGATGTAGGTTTGCCAAAGTACAGAGACAGGGATCGACGCTTCTTCCTGTTTGCACGAAAGATATTCAATGAGACAAAGGCTCCCCGATGCGATGCAAAGGGGTTTGCTATAAAGAATGAGGCCGGGGAATACGAATGGATTGAGTTCGGCACCAGGCTATTTTACGGATTCAACTATCCCAAACACAGAAGGGAGGGAGCCACATATAAGGCTGAGTGCATAAATTATGAGATCATCAGTCGCACTATGGGCGCATGGGGAGGGATCCAGTCCATGAATGATGTGCAGGCTCGTAAATGCTTCCTTCGACACCTTGTCGCGCCCTGGAAGAAGCTGCCATTTTTCTTTAAGCCAAATTATGAGGGATCGACCTCTCCTAAAGCCGAACTATCATTTTCTCCCCCGGCAAAAAGACTTTCATCCAGAGGTGCGTTATCAACATCAGAACTTGGCCTTGAGTCTGGGATAAATTTTGAGATGGCAGACGCATCTGCATATGACGGTGACAAACTCTACTACCACCATGATGACGAGGTTGGCAAGCTGAAGAAAGGTCTCTCATGCTGGGACCGCCATACGGTTGTGAAGGAATGCCTTGTTATGGGATCCGAGATCATCGGGTATACCATCAAAACCTCAACCGTTGGGGAGATGGAGCGCGGTGGTGGCCGGTGGTTTAAGCACCAGTGCATGATGAGTGACTACTATCAGCGCACCCCAAACGGACAGACGAGATCCGGCCTTGCGGTTCTATTTATCCCGGCAGACGACGGCTTACAGGGATTCATTGATGAGTATGGGATGAGCGTAACCGGCACACCGAATAAGACACAGGCAGCATATATAGGGAAAAAGATCGGGGCCAGAGAGTATCTGCTAAACCGGCGTAAAGGCTTCATTGATGCCGGCGATCAAGAGGGGCTTTCGGAAGAGATCCGGCTTTATCCTCTCAGGTTCGCAGAGTGTTTTCGGACGGCAGCCAAGTCATCCGGATTTAACATGAACAAGCTGGAGACATACATTGACGATCTTTCCTTCAGCAAGAACCTGACAACAAGAGGCGATTTTGAGTGGAAAGACAACAGGCGAGATACTGAAGTCTTTTTTGTTCCAAAAGCAAACGGCAAATTTATCGTCAGCGATCTATTAAGCGGTCCCAAGGAAACAAACCGGAAATACTGGAGCGATGAAGAAGAAACATGGATGCCAGGGAACACACAATGGGGCGTTGCCGGCGGAGACCCATTTAAATTCAACAAGACCGAAGGAAACCGGAAGTCAAAGGGTGGCGGCGCTGTAGTCAAAAAAGGCAAACTGAAGGATGGGGACTTCAGTATGAGGAGAAACTTTGCCTGCACTTACGCCAATAGAACCTTTGACAAGAATGTTTATGGCGAGGATATGCTGATGATGTGCATCTATTACGGAGTCCAGATGTTCCCCGAAATCAACGTCCCGTTCCTGTGGGATTATTTTGATGAGAGAGGCTATGGTGGATATCTTCTCTACAAGGTGGATCCAAAGACCTTTGAGTTCGGTAAGACACCTGGAGGCCAGACTGGAGAAAAAATCAAGCAGGATATTTTCACTGAGTTCATGACATGGATTGAAAATGAGGCCGACACCGAAAAACATATCGAGGTACTAGAGGAATGTCGTGACATAGAAGGACCGGAAGACATGACCAACTATGACCTGTTTACTGCCGGTGGATATGCCCTACTTGGCACACACGGCATTTATGATGAGATAGCCAAACTAGACGATCAGGAATACGAGATAGACGCCTACATCAAGAAAAGATATTACAAGCCAAGATAAAACTCTAACTTTATACAAAATTTTAAAGAATGGTACTGCCATACGACCAATACAGCACAGGTTCCTACCCATTCCCGGATGACAACATTAATCCCAAGAAGAAGAACAAGACCTGGGCAAAGAAGATGGGAGAGGCAATAATCTCCCAGTGGTTGAGAAATATGACCTGTATCCCCTACAACAGGTTAAAGGAAATTCAGGAACTGCGAGATCTGGCCAACGGCAACCAGGATGTCCTCAAGTATCAGAAGATACTCCTTGACGAAAGCGAGGAGGATGGCGCTATGGAGGGCTACATGAACGTAGATTTTGATGTATTCTCCCTTATGCCGAAGTTTATGCGAGTGATTGAAGGCATGATGGAGCAGACCGAACACCAGGTAATAGCTACCGCCGTCGATCCCAAAAGCACCAAGGAAAAAGAGGAGATGAAGCTTCGCATGGCATTTGATATGCAGTTTGGAGAGATCATCAAAGAGATTGAGGCAGGCCTTGGCATTGAGAAGAGGAAGAAATTTATGCCGGAGAGTGTTGAGGAGCTTGATCTCTATACGAGCATGGGGGGCTTCAAGTTAAGCCGGGAAACAGAGATTGAGGAAGGCCTTGACTATACTTTCTACATTTCGGATTGGAAAGACACAAAAATGCGTCTTGTACGCGATATGGCCACCTTCAATGCTATTTGCGCCAAAGACTATACGGATAATTTTACCGGAAAAGTTAAAGTCCGGTATGTGGATCCGGCCATGTTTATTGGCCAGTATTCAAATTCCTACGATCACAGGAACATGGAGTGGGCCGGAGAGATAGTCCAGATGTCTATTTCTGAAATCATAAAACAAGATCCTAACGTCAACCGTGACGAACTATATAAGCTTGCCAAGCTATACAACGGGATCAATGGGAATATTCAACTCAGCGATCTTGAGGTAAGTGCTGCCTGTGATGACGCTAATTGCAGTAATTGCAAGTGGAGCAACTTTAAGGTTGATGTTTTGGACTATGAGTGGAAGTCGATTAATAGCGAATACTGGACCACGCGAAAGAACCAGTATGGTGAAGACTTCATTTACGAGGAAGAATGGGGAACCGTAAAAGACACAGACAAACGCAAGACTACCGTTTACGATATACATGTTGTTTACAAAGGACGATGGGTCATTGGGACCGACATAATGTTTGACTTTGGACTTCAGCACGATATTCCCCGGCCTGGCGGCAAGGAGGTCATGCTGTCATATCATTTCTACAAACGGCCCGATAAATCCATTGTTATGTCAGCAGCGCCGGCATTGCACCAGATTGCACTGGCACACATCAAACTGCAAAACGCCTTGGCAATGGCCGCGCCTCCCGGTATTTCCATCGAGTACACCTCACTTCAGAACATGAAGCTTGGTGGCAACAAGATGGAACCTCTGGAGCTTCTGAAGATACGCAAGCAGAGCGGGGACTTACTGTATAAGGCTACCACACATAAGGGTCAGCCGAACATACCGGGAGGCTACCGGCCTATCCAGGAATTAAGCGGTGGTCTTGGCCAGCAACTTGACGAGTTCATCAAGATCTTTGATCTGTACATAAACTTTATCCGTGAAGTGACTGGCATAAACCAGGTGGCGGATGCTTCCAATCCAAATCCTCAACAGTCAGTAGGAGGATCAGAATTGGCCCTTGCCGCCACAAACAACGCCTTACGCCCCATATACTCCGCATGCATCGGCGTAAAAGAAAAAGTGGCCAAGAACGCTTCCCTGCGGATGCAGTTGCTGATAAAGCACAATAAGAAAGCCTATGAGGGATATGTGCCTGTTCTGGGGAGAGCCGGAGTGCAGATCGTGAGTGTAGGCGCAGATGTTGTAGATGCAAACTACTACATCAAATATGAGGCAAAGCCTACCGAAAAGAGAAAAGAGACAATCCGCCAGGCAGCCATAGCCGCAATGGCAGCAGACCGGGACGGGAATAAGGGGATAGAGTTGCCAGACTTTCTCCTCATAGAGCGATTGCTTGAAAACGGAAACCTGAAATATGCTGAAGCTTTCCTAAATCACCGAAGCGCCCAGAATAAAGAACGTCAGTTGCAACTTCAGAGAGAAAACATGATGCTTGACAAGCAGAGGGAACAGGAAGCCATACAGACAAAGCATCAGACCGAACTTGAAAAGATTAGGTTCGAGACTGATGAAAAGATTAGGTTCGAGACTGCGCTGAAAGAATTGGAGGAGAACTACAAAGTTTTGGACCATGAAAGGGAGAAAGAAAAAATTGCCCTTCAGTCAACGATGAACGCTATTGAGAAATCGGCAGTAGCTTCACAGCAACCAGTAGCACAATCGGCATAAAGACTATATTTGTAACTTAAACTAATTGCTATGACAAAGAACATTCAAGGCAGAGAATCGGAGGTAGATGCGTTAAAAGGAATCCCAGGCGTAGATCCGGATGAGATCATGCGTCAGATTACCGGAGAGGCGCCACCTACACCTCCGGCACCAGGTACGGCACCGCCGGCACCACCCCCAACAAGAAGCGAAGGAACGCCTCCGGTAGATGCGACTGGCATACTGAAAGAGATTTTCGGTGATCAGTTTTCTTCTGTCGATGAGGTGAAACAGATAGACATCCCAGGGAAACTTAGGGAGTATGACCAGTTGAGACAACAGGTACAGGCTCTTTCCGCCGAGAAAGAACAACTTAGCGGCAAACTTGCATCAAAGCCGAAGTCAAATTTCGCGAATGACGATGTGGCATTGTTTAACGAGTTTGTAAAGACCACAGGGATCAAGAGTTACGATGTATTCAATCGCATTAATGGGAGAGACATTGCAAACATGGATTACATGGATGCAATTATCCTGGCAAGGCTTTTGGAGAACCCGGAGAACTTACCGAAGGAGCCACAGCTTCGCAAGTACATCGAGAAGACGTACAACGTGGATCCATCACAAGTGGACGAAGAAGATCTGGAAGTAAATAAAATTGGTCTTGCCCAGGAAGGCGCAAAGGCCAAGGCAAAGCTTCTGGAAATAAAGGGGAAATTAACCATCCCCGAACCGGACCAGGATCAACCTCCGGTACCGCAATGGACTCCCGAACAGGAGGCTACCGCAAAGAGCCAGTGGGATACGGCTAACAAAGCCATGTCCGAAAAATTGTCTCAGATCCCGATTTTCATGCCGGAAAAAAAGGAACCCTTCATCAACTTTGTTATCCCAAAGGAGAAACAGGCCCTTATTGAGAAGCAGGCGCTGGATATCGCCATCAAAAACAGGATGCCGATTAACAACGAAACGCTGACCTCAATCGCACAGTACATGTATTCGGAAATGATATTGAGCAATCTTGATCTTATCGCCCATGCCATTTTTGAGAAGGCGCGAACAATGACCGAGAAAGAAAGGCTTGAGTATTATCACAATCCTTCAAAGCTTGGAGGAGGAGATCAGCCGCCGGTAAGTCGCGGAGAACTTGACGAAGAAGAGGAGGCTAAGAAGAAAATCTTCGATGCCGAGATGGGTAAGGCTTAACAGTAGAGTAAGAGGCAAATATTTATGTTAAACAGTTAAATCTCATAAAAAAATGGGACCAGAAGCAATCGCACAAATATATGCCTCAGACATTGTATCCGGTTTTGATATTCACAAACCGGAGAATCTGAACGTGCTTTTCAGTCGCTTTGGCGACCAGGGAGCATCCTATTTCCAGTTACTCAGATCTATGGGATTTGAGGAGCAGGTTTCTCTTGACGAGTATGGACACTGGGA